GCCAGGAGTTGGCGTTTATGGGGTACTTTTTAGCGTTGAAATGCACAATGGTTCGCCATTCAAAAAGACGAGGTTAATGGTGACGTGCGAACTGGATTGGAAGTTGAATAAGCCTAATGTATCATGCATTCCAGATGGTACGTACCGGCTAATGGAGCATCCAACTGATCATCTTAAGTTACGAGTCATTAATGAAAGGTTGGGCGTCTTTAGTGAGCCAGTGGAGGGTGATGAGCATTGCACTGGCACAAGGACCCAGATCAACATTGAGATTTTCAACGTACCATCACAGTCGGAGGGCTGTATCGCTCCAGGGAAATATCATCGAGTGGTTGATATTGCAGGTCATAATGATCAATTGGGGGTCGTATCGAGTCGAGCGTCAATGAATGACCTGATGGACTTTTGGCGTGCTGAGAAAATTGGTGGGCAAGTGCAACTTGATATTGTTTGGGCTGAATTACCTGGGGGTGGATTATGTTAGTTGGCATGAAATGTACGGTTAAAAAGCATGGTTCGTATCCTAGTTATGATGGCGTCATTGCCTCTGGGCCGTCAATGGATGATGTTGGTGATTGGCGCTTACTTGTACTTTCAGATGGTGAGGTTTTAAGTGTAGACGTATATTACCTTAAAGATATTCGTAACGATGATACTGAGTGGAGTGATGCGGCACTGGATCGGGTTGCTGAAGATTTGGCCAAGCTTCCAACGCCACCTTAGTATATTTAGAAAATCACACCCCCACCCTTGTAGGTGGGGGATGGTTACTTACACGTCAGCCATATTTAACTGCTGTGTGTAATGTACAATAAACTTAATATCCCCAGCCGTAAAAGCAACACCATCACTGACAATCTGAACTCCTGTGTCTGCCGTGGTAAGCCTGCTTGTTAAGCTACCATCCAGTATTGAATTTGCTTTTGAGTTCAACGCAACGCCTACTCCAGCCGCTATCGCGCTAGTATTCCCGCCGTAAAAGTTAGCTGACCATGAGGCTGGCCCAGTGATGGCAACATTGACAATCATCACCACACCAATTAGCTCGCAATCCAGTGGAATTGCTAACGGAATAAAAACCTGTGTATTTCCTGCTAGGGTTTGCCCATAATCAGCCACTCCACCCACTGACTCTAATCGCAACAATAAAGATGATATTCCAGAATTTTCATACACCTCGCCAGCGCCGAAAATAGTACCTCCGATATTCTGTAACACTATTCCGCCTGAAACAGAAACCAACCTCACGTCACCAGTAATGTTGGTTATGTTTGCTCGTTGAACCTGCCTTAAGTCAACAGTGCCAACGCCAGCCAGGTCATGTATTTGGCTAACATCTAATCCCCTGGAAAGCCCGGTGCTGGTCGTTTTGAGAAAGGTGTAATCTACAGCGGTGCTCGGCGCAGCTAAGGACTCTGCGTTCTCGATCGTGAAGTCTGTTATTTTCACATTCGATGTTGCGTTTCCAAACTCGATCATAGGGTCAGCGCTATTGCATAATCGCTTTATTTGGAAACCCTCTAACACAATCCCTGTTGAATTTTCCATCTTGAAGAACGGAGCCTCATTCCCTGTGGCACTCGCTACAATCTTGTGGTAACGTCCGTTCCTCATAGAGAATTGCGTGCAATTATCCATAAGAATCCAGTATTGGTTGCCCACGGGATCTCTAGCACCAAACAGCTCAGAACTGTAGCCCCAAATACCACCGCCATCACAGGCATTTAAGAACATTGCTCCTGCACCACCCCCTTCTTCAAAATATAAGCCGAACCACTGACACGCTTGGCTAGCTGCTGTTTCCATTGCCCAAACTGAGCTATGAGTTCCAGCTCGTCCGCCATTAATATTGAGAAATATTGAGTAGAACGAGTTAACTACCCTGATGTGGCCGCCATACAATTCATCATTATCCGTGTACGATATATTCTGACATGAGCCTAATGTGTTATTGGAAAAGTATATGCCCCAGGAATTGGATCGGGAAGGGTTGCCGTGCTTTGTAATCCATAGTTGTTGTAAATCCACATATGTACTGGAATTGATAAAAATACAATCATTAGGGACATTGTTATTATCAAAGCCTAAGTCAGAAACTTTTAATTGATCACAATCCTCAACATTAAGCAATGTGTCTGATATTGAGTTATTTTTTAATATTGAAACTTGCTTACCATCCCCTTTAAACGTGTATTGTTTATTGGCAATTGAGATGGCGCATAGGTATGTGCCTGGAGGGAAATATACAACACCCTTTGTGGGGACTGCGCTTATGGCGGCATTCACTGCCACATGGTCATTTACTATCCCATCACCTACCGCTCCAAATTTCTTCACAGAAAATACATCTTCAGTGAAAATTTGCTCATAGTAAAATGACAACGTTTGATGATTAATGAACTGGCCGCCATCAGGTGTGCCGTGGACACCAGCTACAGTTTTGAATATCATGTTGCCAGCGCCGTTACCAGCGGCATAGTCAATTAAGTAAACAATCTTGCCAGCAACAGGTAGTGCCTCTGCGGTCATGTCAGCTATGTAATTATAATTAGCACTTTCCGCTTGAATCGCAGCTAATTGCGACTCCTTAACCACCTCTTCTACGGGGTCAGCCTCCCATATTTGAACGTCATCTTGATTTTTCAATATAACTTTATATTTTCCGATAATGAAGATGTCAGGAAAAACCCCTTCAGTATCAGCAATAACTGGGTTTGCATTGGCTATAGTGGCATCAACGCTATTATATGTATTTTTAGGTGTAGTGGTGCTTGTGTCTGATGCCTGATCCAATGTCTGCGAATGGTAAAATGAATCGACTTGCCATGGTGTTTTACCCTGAATGTGGAGAAAAGTTACATTATAGCATGGCTATTGACTACAATATGGTATAATGAGTATTATTCACTTGACTTATAGATTAAGATACTATGTCAATAGTAGCAGGTAGTACCGAAAGCGTAAGTGTAAACGCAGGGGAAGACCTAACTAATGCGTCTTCATTAATTGTGCAGATCCAACCGAAGGAAGGTGAAGTAGTATCCTATGCGGCTACATTACAATTAATTGATATCAATATTGGTATTTGTGAGAAATGGTATGCGGATCAATGGGTTAAAGCAATGGTACTTATTGAGAAGCCAGGACAGTACCGATATCGACTTAAATATATCCAGCCTGGAATTATTAATCATACCGCTTGGGAGTTTTTAAATGTCACCTAGGATTCCGCCAAAGAAGCTGAAGCTAAATATCACCGCAGAAAATTACGTGGAGCCTACCGAGTATTGTCCTATTATTTGTGCGCGGTTAAAGTTGGCGTTAACGCAAAAGCAAAGCTGCTTTATTCAGGAGTACGTTAAAGAGCATTCAGTCAAGAAAGCCTACTTAGCCATCCATCCAAGCTCAACACCATACCAGCTTGAGAATCAGTCCACGATGTTTAAGCGCCGCATCTTTAAGTTGCCAAAGGTTGTGGCGTATTACGATATGCTACGGCTAAGAATGGCAGTTGAGTCAAAGCCATTAATTACCACGCTTGATCTGGTTCAGCGGTTTTTGAAGATCTGCGATAACGAGGAAGAGAAAACCCCTGATCGTTTAAGGGCTATGGAAAACTTAGCTAAATACACTGGTGGCTTTGACAACACAATAACGGCCATTGACGTCACAACCAAAGGGGAGACAGTTAAGACTGAGTGGCACATTCATCCCGTGGTTGTGCCTGATGACAACTAATTCAATTAATTTACAGGTGAACAATAAACTGCTGCCTTTCCTCAACAAGAGGAAGCGCATTAAAATAGCGGTTGGCGGAAGAGGGTCTGGTAAATCAGTTGGTCTATGCGATTTATTATTAATGAAGGTCAGTACTGGGCGTAGGGTATGCTGTGCAAGGGAGTTCCAGAATAGTATTGATGACTCAGTTCACAGCACGCTTAAGTTGGCCATTGACCGTTTAAAGATTGACTCATTTAAAGTTTTGAACAACTCAATATCATCATCTGAAGGTGGTAGTGTTTTTTATAAGGGATTAGCAAGAAACATCCACAGCGTTAAATCAATGGGTTCTGTTGATATTCTCTTTATTGAGGAAGGGGAAAGTATCTCAAATGAGTCGCTTAAAGTACTCACCCCATCAATAAGATCCGGCCCTTCTGGTGCAGATGATGACGACTCTATTCCTGAGATATGGATAGCAATGAATCGTGGGTCGAGAGAAGGAGCTATTGCCAATAAGTACCTCAAGCGTGCGGATAGTGAGTTAAAACGCTGTGGTTACTACGAAGACGAGCTTATGATCGCTATTGAGCTAAACTACACAGATAACCCTTGGTTTCCTTCTGAGCTTGAGCTTGAGAGGTTAGATGATAAAGAGAACCTTCCTAGCTCTGAGTATGACCATATTTGGGGTGGTGAGTACTTTGATGATATTGAGAATTCGATCATTAAGACCGAATGGTTTAATGCAGCCATTGACGCACACATCAAGCTGAACTTCGATAATGTCGGGAAGCGGATTGTTTCCCATGATCCTTCCGACACCGGCAAAGATGGGAAGGCAGTTGTGTTGCGTCATGGTTCAATCGTATATGATGCCCAGGAAATGCTTACTGGTGATGTGAATGCAGGCGCAGATTGGGCGACAGGGTTCGCAATAAAGAATAATGCTGATGTATTCACTTGGGATTGTGACGGGCTTGGTATTTCTTTGCGTAGGCAGGTTTATACTTCCTTTGATAATACAGATACAGATATCGAGCTATTTAAAGGGTCGGAGAGTCCTGATGATAAAAACGACATATATCTGAATGCAGGCACAACGATGGAGAAGCGGAAGGCTAAAACAAATGGCCAGACGTTTAAGAATAAACGCGCTCAATATTATTGGCGACTAAGGGATAGGTTCTACCAAACTTATCTTGCTGTCGAGAAGAAGAGGTATATCGATCCAGAGCTTCTTATTAGCATCTCGTCTGACATTGAATGTATTAATAAACTGAGGTCCGAGGTGTGCAGTATCCCATTAAAAAATAACGGGAATGGTCAGATTCAAATTATGTCTAAACTTGAAATGGAGCGGGTTTATAAGCTTCCATCACCCAACCTAGCTGACGCACTAATGATGTCAATGATCAATCCGAAAGCACTTAATAAAAGTATTGATTCTATGGAGTTCTCATCAGAATGGTAGATAAAGACGCGGTACATAGAGAGGCGTTAGAGAAGTTTAGCCAGGTACAGAATGGTGAGCGTAACCAGCGTATTTTGGCGACCGAAGACCTGAAGTTTTGCCATGATGAGTCTGGCCAATGGGATGATATCGCGCTAGAGCGTCGCAAAGGCAGACCTTGTTACACGATTAATCGGGTGGCTGGCGCAGTCTCTCAGTTGATCGGTGATTACCGGCAAAACAGGACTGATATCACCATTCTTCCCGCCGAAAAAGGTGATGATGAGTTGGCCTCAGTTTTTACCGGTCTTATAAGGAATATAGAGAGCGGACTAGATTCAGTAAACGCCTATGACTCAGCATTTCAGGAGATGGTTGTTGGTGGTTATGGTGGCTGGCGAATAGTTACCGAATTTGAGGATGATGGGTTTGATCAGGAGATTAAGATAAAACCCATTATTAATGCGACATCAAGCCTTTGGTTTGGACCTTCTGAGACTGTCACCAAGCATGATGCTAAGTGGGCATTCTTGACGGTTGATATGCCTCGATCTGAGTATGAGCTTAAATTTCCAAAAGCTTCAATCTCTGACTTTAGCCAAGAAAAGCTCGCCTACATGCAAAGTTGTGGCTGGATAGACGGCGCTGGTGATACGGTCAAAGTGGCTGAGTATTGGGTTAAAGAGCCTGCCACTAAAACCATTGGGTTGATGTCAGACGGCAGGGTTCTCAACTTAGATGAGGAGAGTCAAATTCTTGATGAGTTGGCTGCTGATGGCATCACACTTATAAAGCAAAGAAAGGTTGCGTCTCATAATGTCGTTATGTACCTAATGAACGGCGTAGAGGTGATAGAGGGTCCAATGGCCTGGGCTGGGAAGTACATCCCATTGATACCAGTTTACGGGCATACTGCTGTCATTGAAAAGCAAACTTACCATCGTGGTATTGTTAGATTCGCCAAAGATGCTAATCGAATTTACAATTATGCTACATCAATGCAGATTGAGACTTCAGCTTTAACGCCAAAAGATCCATACTGGTACACACCCGCCATGGTTGAGGGGCATGAGTCTAAATACCGGACATTCAACACCTCAAACAGTCCATTCATGCCGTATAATCCAGACCCAAACACAGGTGGTGGCCCACCAATACGATCTGGCTCACCATCGGTTCAAGATGCTTTTATTCATCAAGTTAATCAAGCATCAATGGATTTGTATCACACCACTGGCATGCAGCCGCCATCAATGGGAATCAACCCTGAACTGAAAAGTGGTAAGGCGATTATTGCGCAGGAAAAGTTAGGCGATAGAGGTTCGTATATCTACACCGACAATATAGCTAAAAGTAGGGAACATGCTGCGTATTGCTTGCTTGATTTAATCCCTAAGATTTACGATACTGAGCGGCAAATACAGGTTCAATTACAGGACGGAGTAACAGAGTCGCATATCATTAATCAGAAGGTTGTTGATGAGCAGACAGGGGATGAGGTGATCGTTAATGATCTTTCGTTAGGCAAGTATCGCATTACCATTAACGTGGGTCCGTCATTCAATACCCAACGAGAAGAGTCAGCCGAAAAACTGCTTGAGTTGATTCAAGCTTCCCCGGCTTTTGAAAGCATCGCTATGGATTTGATAGCGCAAGATCTTCCTGTTCTTCAGTCGAAAGAATTAACTGCCAGGATTAGAAGGCAAATGATAATGAATGGGGTAATCGAACCTACTGAGGACGAGGTGGAAAAATACAACTTAAACGCCGAGCAACCGGTTGATCCACAGCAGCAAGCATTGAACGATAATATTAATATGCAAACAGAGAAGCTAATATCTGACATCGAAAAGAATGACGCACAAACAGATAAGACAATGATTGAGGCACGCAACAAGATAATTGAGGGATACCATAAATACATGGATAGCTTGAAGGTTGAGGATGAGATAGTTGATATAACTCAAACAGATGCTACTATCCTTGAAGAGCAGCAAGACGCAATACTCAGGGGGTTTAATCCACCTGCACCGATTGACCAGCAAGACAGTTAAATAGGGCCGAATAAATATGACCGCTGAAAATAGCATTACCTCAGACCCAGCATCTGAAGAAACCATGGAATCCTTCATGAGTGGATCTGACGTTACAAATACGCCAGCCACTACAGAGGTAGTTACCGAAATCAAAGATCAAGCCGCCGTCGTGGCTACTGAAAATAATGATGCCGCAACAAATGCAGACTCATCACCTGACGCACAGAATGACCAGAAGCGCGACCAAGTTCAAGCGCGAATCAATAAGATCACCGCAGCCAAATATGCGGAAAAAAAGAGGGCTGATGCTCTACAGGCAAAGTTAGATGAAATTCAGGCGACATCCGCGACCAAGCAAAACGCCGCTCCTGAATTAGCTGACTTTGATTATGATGAAAGCGCGTTCAATCAAGCGCTGATTGACTATAAAGTTAACCAGTCGGTCAGCAAGTTGGAACAATCTCGGATTGATAGCGCTAAGCAAGCCACTGTAGACAATGACGCCGCTGAATTTACAGCGCGAATTACCGCGTTTGGGAAGGATGATTTCGACACGGTTGCGTCCGGAATCCCTGAACTTCCTGAAGGGGTAGCTAGTGCGTTGGTATCTTCAGAGGATGGCCCTGCTTTAATCTACCATATTGGAACACATTTAGACCTTGCTGATTCACTTGCGGGTATGACAACTGCCCAAGCGTTAATGGAAATTGGAAAATTAACAACCAAATTAAATAGCCAGCCCAGCAAAACCATTACACCATCTGGCGCACCAGACCCTATCAACCACCTATCCTCCCCTGGTGGTGCGATAACGGCCGATGTTGGTGACACCAATATATCGATGGCCGATTGGATGGCTAAATTCAACCCTTAAAGGTAAATAACTAATGGCTAATGACTTTAAAAATACGTCGCTCGTAACTCGGTATGCGGTTAAAGAATTTCTTAACGCGATGATTATGTCGAGCAAGGTGGATCGTCAGTTAGATGATTCTCGCGTATTCTCAGGCAAGGTTGGCGCGACGGTGAATGTTCGGCGGCCTGTCTTATTTGAGGCTAATGATGGTGCCACGATGGTCACAAGCGATATTGAAGAGGCCAATATTCCTGTGACATTAGATAACCGAAAACATGTTGCCTTTGCTGTGACCAGTGAAGATTTGACGCTTCGCATTGAGGATGCTAATGAGCGTTACATTAAGCCTGCGATGCAAGAACTGGCGCAACAAGTTGAATCAGCTTTAGGTGACACCTACAAGTCAATTTATAACTTTGTGGGTACGCCTGGCACTCTGCCAAGCTCTTTTTTGGATGTTGCGAATGCCGGTGAGGTGCTAGATAACCTTGGTGTACCAATGGAGAATCGTTGCGCGATCTATGATCCTGCGGCATCAAATAGCCTGGCTGATGGCTTAAAGACTGTATTCCCTCAAAGTATTGCCACTAAAGCGATTGAGCGTGCAGCAATTGGTATGTACGCTGGCTTTATGCTTTACAAGTCTCAGTCACTTAAAATGCATACGGTTGGTGTTGCCACAGGCACACCATTAGTTAATGGTGCCGCACAAAACACCACTTACCTGCTAAGTAAGGATACAAACAGTCAAACCCTCGTTACTGATGGGTGGACACTATCAACCGCTGGAATTTTATTGGCTGGTGATGTTTTCACTATTGCTGGTGTCAACTCAGTTAATCGTCGAACACGCGAAACTACTGGCCAACTACAGACTTTCACTGTACTAAGTGACGTCACTTCGGACGCAGGGACTAATGCAACTTTAACGATTAGCCCACCGATAATTACTAGCGGGGCATATCAGACGGTTGACGCCGCTCCAGCAGATAACGCAGCGATTACGGTGAAGACTGGTGCTGGCGGTGCAGTCCATCGCCAAAACTTAGCGTTCCATAAAAATGCAATCACGCTGGCATTTGCTCAATTGGATACACCTACTGATGGTGTGTCATCATCTCGTGAAAACTTTAATGGAGTATCAATACGCACCTTGCGCCAATTCAATATCACAGACGATGAGTTAAATTATCGTTTTGATATCCTATTTGGGGTGAAAGTGCAGAACCCTGGTTTCGCAATTAGGACCACCTCTTAAATTCATGGCATTTAGAATGTGGATATATCATCAAAGTGAGCAGCCTCAAATTATCGAGTCTGATTGCTTTGATGGTATGAAATTGGAGGGCTGGTCTGACACGCCAGCCACATTTTTAAACCTTGATGAACTTGGGATTGATAAGGATGACCCGGTAAAAGTTCAACAGTTCGGTGAGTCTGTCGAAGGAGTGAAGGAAGCGTTAAACGCTGAGTTGAATATCAATATTATGAGTAAAGCTGATTTAATTGCATATGCAAAAGATCACTTACATGTTGAGTTTGAAGATTCAATTAGCCTTAAATTACTTAGGAAGAAGGTGAAGGAAATAGGTGAAGCTGATGTTGGCAATTGATGTTATCAACGCAGCGACCGAAGAAATTGGGGTGAAAACTGCTGAATCAGCATTAGAGTCTGAGGATGGCATTATTTGCCTTAATCGATTAAATGACATGATGCATGAGTGGACTTATCTGCAATTGACCCCAAGGTTTATTGAGTTATTAGCGGTAACTGATGAGGTGCTAATTGACCCGCATATGGCATCGGCAGTTAAATATAATCTCGCCATAAGGATTGCTCCATCATTCCAACGGATTATTGAGCCAGGTCTTCAAGGGCTGGCTAACTTCACGTTGCAAAGGTTGCGTGCCATGCAGATTGATATTGGCGCAGTTCAGTTTCCAGACAATCTTCCGCTTGGCTCTGGAAATTCGTGCTCTGACGATATTACTGACAGCCGATTTTTCCCCCAAAATAAGCCGACTAACTTCTAATGCCACGCATAGACTTGCCACTAACCCTAGATAGCTATCAATCTGAAAGCTCATTATTGGCTGCCCAACGATGCATTAACTGGATACCTGTTACATCAGAATCAACGGCGTTAACAGGGAATGCACTAATGCAACCACCCGGATTAACGCAAATTGCCAAGCCAAACCAAGAGAACAACAGGGGAGCCGCATTAGTTAACTCAACCCCATACTTTGTGTGTGGCGAGATACTTATATCTCTCACTGCGGGAGATGCGGTAAATAACATAGGTGAAATTTTAGGTAGTGAAAGAATAAGCTTGGCAACGAATGGGCGGTATCTAGTCATTGTTGCCGATACTAAATCATACGTTTACGATACTGAATTAGCGGCGTTAAGTGAGATTACTGCCACTAACTTCAGGCAGGCATCATCTGTTGTTTTTAAAGATGGGTACTTTGTTTTTTCCGCAAAGGCAGGCGATGTGTTCTTTAACTCAGCGCTAAATGACCCGTACACTTATGACGCGTTAGATTTTGGAACGGCTGAAATTAACCCCGATAAAATAGTTGGTTTACATGTCAATCATAATGAGCTATTTGTCTGCGGTGAAGATACGATCGAGTTATTTCAAAATATTGGCGGATCAGGGTTTCCATTCCAGAGAATACAGGGGGCAAACATACAGAAGGGCGTTCTTGCCCGCCACACATTGCTGGAATTTGATAACACATTCTGCTTTGTCGGTGGCGGCTTTAATGAGCAAGCTGGCGTTTGGCGTGTATCCGGCTCATCTAGCGCCGTTAAAATATCCACCAATGCTATTGACTATCAGCTTCAATTATTCACTGTCGACGAGCTTCAAGAGGCGTTCAGTTTAACCTTGCAACGTCGCGGGCAATCTCTTTTCATAATTACAATTGACTCGGATAGAATTCCAGGGAAAACATTCGCATACAATGCAACGGCGAGTGCGCTATCTGGGAGGCAGATATGGTTTGAGCTTCAAAGTGGAAACACAGATAACAGATGGTCAGTGCAGACTTTAATGGTGGTCAATAACAGGACTTTAGTTGGTGACACGCTTGATCGAATTGGCCAGATTGATGACTTAGCACTGACATATTACGGGGCGCCAATCCACAGATCTATTTCATCATCACCCTTCTCACTTAACGGGCTACCTGTTTTTGAAGGTGAGTTTGAGGTTACGGTTGGAACGGGGCTGGCACCAGATAATGGAACTTATGTAATCGCATTAGATTTTAGTGATGATGGCTCCCGGACATTTAAACCGCAAACATATAGATCCATTGGGAAGATTGGCAATTACACCAACCGAGTCATTTGGCGGCGACAGGGGAGATTTCCCGTGTCGAGAGTGATACGGCTAACGATCACCGATGATGTCGAGTGCAACGTATTGAAATACTCAGCCAACATTGAGCGCGGTTATCAGTAATGGCAATTATCCCACCAAGACGTAATCAACTACTAACCAAGGATGGCCTGCCAACTCAGAGGTTTATCGAATACCTTGAGTCATTAGCTGGCAGCACTAATGATTTCACCGACCAAATAGATCAATTAAATATTACCACTGACCTGCCTTCACCGATGGGCTCGATAATAAAAAGGCTTAATGATATAGATTTGGCCTTGAATTTATCGTCAGCAGGGCTGCTCGGTGGTATTCCAAAGCCATTTAAAATAATAGAAATAACGGCAGACTACACGACAAGCTCAAATGAAATTATCATCTGTAACAACATCAGCGCCATAACGATAACCCTCAACCCGACACCAAAAAATGGTGAAACCTTACATATCAAAAGGCGAGATTCATTGATAACAGTTAACGGCCCAATTGATGGTGATACGACTAAAAATATTACCCTGAAATACGATGCGCCTAAATTGGTGTACACAGCGGACGCAGGAGAGTGGTCAATATTATGAGTAATTTCGGGGTCAATCTTCAAAAATCAGCTTATGGGGAGCTTTTAACTGCACATATAACTCCGATAATTCAGGTTAATGCTGTTTACGGTATCCTTGATGATATGGTGCCACTTACCGTTAGTGGTGGCACTACAACATCAGCAAGCCAGCTATTTATCGTCGGCACAGGGGTATCACCATCCGGTATCTCACTACTGACATCGCGTGAGCAAATAACAACACGTGAAGGCCAAGGTATTATTGCTCGTTTTTCTGCTTTATTTTCACCTGGGGTAGCAAATAACGCGCAGGTCGCCGGACTGATTGGCGCTGAAGATAGGCTTGGTTTTGGGTATAATGGCGTTGATTTCGGAATAAATTTTAGCAATAGAGGTATTGTTGAGCAGCAAGACTTGCAGATAACGACGCCAGCCGTTGGAGCTGAAAACGCGACAGTGACAGTGAATGGATTTGCATACACGGTGCCTTTAACGGCAGGGACTGTGGATCATAATGCTTATGAAATAGCGGCATCAATGACCACGCAAGATCCACTGCACCACTTTGAATCAGTGGGCGACACAGTGAGGGTGATCAGCCTTATTGCTGCGCCAGAATCCACATACGCCTTTAGTAGCGCTTCCGCTGTCGGCGCATGGACCCAAAACATGGCTGGCGCATTAGTCACCTCTATATGGATACCTAAAGCCTCATGGAATCTTGACCCTGACGTTGTGATCGACCCATCTAAGGGTAACTTGTATGAAATATCGTACCAGTACCCTGGCTTTGGCAGTGTTGTTTTCTCGGTTATGAATGGTGAGATTAATGAGTACACACCCGTACACCAGATTAGATACCCAGATACATCTACCGAGACTGTGGTTACCAGTCCAAACTTCAATCTCGGCTACCTGACCTTTAATTTTGGGAACACCACGAACATTGAGGTTAAATCTGCGGCAGCATCGGCCTTTATTGCGGGTGACAGTCGGCACGTCAAATCACCTCAAGGAGTGAGCGCAATAGCAGCAGGTATTGGGGCAACAGAGACATCAATATTGACCATTAGAAACCCGTCAATATTTAAATCAAGATTAAATAAGGTGCCTACTGAACCATTAATGATATCAATTGCTACGGATAGCACTAAATCAGCAATATTCACTGTTAGGTTGGAGCCAACATTTACGGGGTCGCTTGTTTTTTCGGACATTTCTACATCAGCTATGATGCAGGTCGCAACGGATAACCTGCCTGTCACAGGAGGTGAAGAGTTAATGTCATTTGTGGTAACGAAAGAAAGCGCCTTAACATTTGATATATCCAATATAATTGACATTGAACCAGGGGAAACGATAGTTGTTTCGTCGCGAGTAACCAGTGGTGCAGCGTCAAGCATGCAGGCAAACCTAACATGGAACAACAACTTTTAAGGTAGTCGTTATGACATCGCAAACAGTAATGATTAATGGGGTCCAACCGACTGTCAGCACACCAGTGGAAATGTACACCTCGCCATCTAACGGTAACGGCACTCGAATTATAGCCTTCACCGCCAGTTTAATATCGTCAACACCACAAACATACCGCGTGTTTATTGGGGCGTCTGCAATTGATGCCAACGAAATAATTCCTGCGACCAG